CGAACCAGCAACACCATTAGGAATAATGCTAGAGTTTACGTCTGCACCAAAAACAACGTTATCTGTAACCGCATCACCAAGAGTAATTGTACCACCATTAAACGTAGTAGTACCTGTTACTGTAAGATTACCACCGACACCTAAGTTACCTGAAATGTCTGCAGCACCATCCATATTAATAGTAGTAGCTACAAGGTGTATTTCGGTAGCTGCTACAAGATCAATATTTCCAGCACTAGCTGAATGAATGTAATTAGAAGTATTAGTAAACTGTATCTTTTCGGTAGTAGCCATAAGTATGTCATCAGAAAACTCAAAGTAGTCTTCATCTTCCATCCACTTTATAGTACCATCATTACTACCGCCATTAAAGACAATAGATACATCACCAGCATTTGTTCCAATAGTAAGAACGTCTGTTGCTGCCAACGTAATAGGACCGCCTTCACCAGCAGTACCATCGTGTGTGTGACCTGTACTAGAAGCAAAAGCAGCTAGAAGTTGATCATACTCATTATTAAAGAGGTCTGATGTAATAACATCGCCATCTGTAAAGGTTGATTGTCTTGTGTATGTAGCGCCCATTTAACGTCTTGCTCCTAATAAATACTCTAACTGAAAACCTTTAAGGGAATAAGGGGCAGATTCACCACCATCATTTATTCTTAATACAACGGAAAATCCAGAGCCTTCTACTGGTTGTCTTATAAGGGGCTGAGAAGGACCACCAAAAACAAACCTAACTGCACCACCAATAGTACTAAATACCGCTTGACCAAACTGTGCTGCTACTAAAGTAGAGTCTAAAGAGTAAGCTACAGGTCTAGTAGAGTCTGCATTTTCGTTGTCGTACCGTACTAATAGTTCTGCATCAATAGCAGATTCAGGTTTATAGTTAATAATAACTCTTTGCATATGTTTACGTATGCCTGTATCACCAAAAGATAAGTCAGAGCTTCTATATCTTCCTAGTACTGGAGTACCATCAAAGGTGTTACCTTTTTCTTGTCTATGTATAAAGCCACTAACATCTCCATGTAGTACAATTACATCACCTGCCTTAACAAAAGTATCTGTAGAAGTAGGTTTTATGCCACGCATTTCTGAAAACTCATAGCCTTCTTCTTTCATAACACAAGTAATACCTCTTGTAATACTGTCTGCCTGACCATCTTTAGTAAAAAATATTCTGTACTGTGTCTTGTCTTGAATAACAACGCTTTCAAACAAAGCAGAGTCTTTAATATTAGCATCAAAAATAGATTGTACGTTTCTACTTATTGTTCCAAGTTCAACGTCACCAATCTTTGCTGTAGCAGCAACTGTACGTAAGCCGTCTGGTCCAAGAAACACTAAGTCACCACCAAATTCTTGTATAGTGTCACCATTCAAACAGCCAATACTTCTAGTAACTGGAGACATTGCAAAATCTGAAGAAGTGTTCCCTGTTAATTTAAATATTCTATTTTCACAAAATATAAAAAGAGAATCTCGAAATACTTTTAATCCTGTAATAGTGTCGTCTACTCTAATACTACCTGCGCCATCACCGGAAGCAAAATTATCTTCATCAAACGGTGCGCTGAATATAACTTCTTCTGGAGTAGTAGACTTACCCGCATAAAACATATGATCTTTAAAAGAAGCTATAAACTTAGACCCTACAACTGCTGTTGTAGATATGTCTACTGCGCTTAATGCTAAGTTAAAAGCTACCGGGGCATTTACACCATCAACAAATACAATTTTTTCAGTGCCATTATAATTAAAGCGTTCAAATCTATATTTAGAAGCGTCTGTTCTACCTGTATCTATTTCTGTCCAAGGAGAAGAAACAGTTACGTTAGTAAAGTGCGTACCATCTCCAGTACCTGCTGCAGCCCGTGTTACACCTGTAAATTGATTAGGGTTTACTGTAGAATTTACACCTGTATAAGTAAATTTTTCAGAGTTTATTTGAACTGTACCACTAGTTGCAAATCCAAGAACAGTGTCTACTTTAATTGTAGCTGATCCTGACATAGTTTCACTTATACTTATACCAAGAGCTAGTTCGGTAGAAACAGCAGAAAATATTTTTTGCCCCCTACAAGCTAACACTTTATTTCCGAAGTTAGCTACGCCTATTATTCTTTCAGAAGAACTAGAGGTTTGTGGTACAACTTCATTAACAAACTTACGAAAGCCATTTATTCTTCTGTAGCCACCCTCAACGTCAGGTTCAAAGTTTTCTAAAACTAAAGCTTCGCCCGGTTGCATAAGAAAAGAAGAGCGGTTTAAAACTAAACCACCTTCACAGTTAAATGCCGCTGGTTGTGCTTTTGAACTATCAACCATTAAAAAGAAATTCCAATATTATAATTGCTTGGTCTATATATAACAGTTGACCTAACGTATTCGTATTTATTTACAAGAAGACTTTGTACATTTTTTATACCTTGTTCAAAACGAACAAAGTTTGTATTGTACTGATCTAACTCTCCACGATACTGATACACAAAGGCAGCAGCACCGTCTACAATAATAGGAGAAAACCTGTCGGGAATACTAGTAACATCTCCATGTGCAGCTAAGTCACTTGGAAAAGTATAAAAGTCAAACACTAGTGTGTATTGTTTGTCGGGTAAGGGGTACAGTAAATAATTATTATCTGGAGTACGTACAATAAATTGAGGCACTCCACCATTTGTAAATAGAGCTACCTGTACACCAGTAGCGTGGGCTGCAGCAGTAGTACTATTAGCACCCCTAGTACAACCAGTAAAAGTAGTAGACGTAGTACCTGTGTAAGATACTTGCTCACCTAGTATAAAGAGAACTCCGCTAGTAGCAAAGTCTGCAGTGCTTACAACAGTAATTGTAGTAGCACTATCTGTTAAAGAACCATTTAATGTTGTTGCGTCTACTTCATCTTCTTGAATAGCAAAGCCTCTACTAATATATTCATTATAATCTAGCTTTGTAAGATTGCCCCCAGAAGTATTGAGGTCAGTATTCTTTTTTATTCTAGCTGTATTATAATCAATATGTTTAGTACTAGTAGGTACAGTATATCTAGTTGTACCGGGAACTAATGTAGATGTATTAGTTGCGTGATTAAAAGGATAACCAAATTCTTTTTGATTAATGTATCGTATGGATTCATTAACAGCATTTTGACATTGTACTTGAACACCCCTAGCGTCTGCAAAGCTAGCAGCAGTAAGAGCAACTTCATTCATACGAGTTATAACATCGTTAGTTAATGAAAGATATGTCAGGGCCATTATGTTTCCTTAAAATGCAGCAATGGGGCCAGCGCAAAGCCAGCCCCAAAGTTTAGTGTAGTGTTACAGCAAGTCACGCTGGGCTTCACCAGCCTCAGTGTGCGCAGCAGAAATATCTGCAACTACTGCATAGACACGTAAGCGTCCAGTTGCAGCAGCAGCACCAGCAATAACTACATCAATGGTATCTGAAGCAGCTACACCAGCTAGTTGTGAAGCGTGGAAGTCTGCATTAGGTGTAGACGCAGCACCAGTACCAACAGTATTAGTATACCCATTAGTACCTGCTGCAAGGTATGTACCAGCAGCAGCATCAAGTGCAGCACCATCAATGATGTCATCTCCACCAGCATAGTCAATATTACAAGTACAACTTGCAGTAAAAGACTTCATGATTTCCGCACCAGCGGTCAGTACTACTGACTCCGAAGGGATTTCAAGCAGTTGGAAAATGTCACCATTAGCAATGGTAGCACCTGCAGTAATCATAGCATCAATATCTAAGATTGCTTCAACGGTTCGTACCGTGTTACCAACATTAGTTGGCACAGCAAGAACATTTGCGCCAACACCAGCAGTATCAACGGAAGTCATATCAAAAGTAGCCATAGTTTATATCCCCCCTATGCTGCGTTATAACGAGCAGTTACGATTGCTTCTGGACGAAGAATCTTCCTGCCGTATAGGTGCATACCACGAACAATGTCAGCAAAGCTGTCAGGGTCACGATATGATTCTGTCTTATTGATCTGCTCTGCAGTAGCTACAGCGGAATCGTGTCCAGCCATAATTACTCCCAGATTAGTCAGTTGGT